AACAGGTCCATCTGGTCCTGCAGGTGCAACTGGATCAACCGGTCCTCAAGGCGAAATTGGTCCGACTGGTTCTACTGGTCCGACTGGTCCTATCGGTGCAACTGGACCGCAAGGAGAAGTCGGTGCGACAGGTCCTACTGGTCCTCAAGGATCAACAGGTTCACAAGGTCCTACTGGAGCAACTGGTCCACAAGGAATTCAAGGCATACAAGGTATTCAAGGAATTCAAGGTGAAACCGGATCAACCGGAGCAACTGGTCCTCAAGGTCCAACCGGTCCTCAAGGCGATATTGGACCAACCGGTCCAGTTGGTGCAACTGGCCCACAAGGGATCCAAGGAAATGTCGGAGCAACCGGTCCTACCGGACCAATCGGAGCAACCGGTCCTGAAGGAGCAACCGGTCCTATTGGTGCTACAGGAGCAACAGGTCCGCAAGGAGAAGTTGGTCCTAGCGGAGCAACTGGTCCATCCGGAGCAACCGGAGCAACAGGTCCTAGCGGATCAACAGGCCCGACCGGTGCAACTGGTCCACAAGGTGGAGATAATCCAGTAGTTGACTATATCGATGGCGGTGCAAACGCTTCTGGTATTACTGGAGACGTGATCTACAATGCGGGGTTGTCTAACGCAAGTAGTTGGACTTATACAATCGACGCAGGTGCGTCAGTAACAACCTTCTAACAAAGAGAGAAAGAAGCCACTATGACAGCAAGACTCCAAAATCGCCGTGATACGGCAGCAAACTGGACATCTAATAATCCAACACTTGCGCAAGGTGAAATCGGCTACGAAACCGACACCACGAAGTTCAAGATTGGCGACGGTGCAACTGCCTGGAGCTCTCTTGCTTACGCTTATGCCGCAGGAGCAAACGGTCCTACAGGCGCAACTGGACCAACAGGTTCCACAGGCCCAACAGGGCCAACAGGTCCAACCAACATCACTAGCATTACAGCTGGCACAGGTTTAACTGGTGGTACCATTACCACGTCAGGCACTGTTGCTATTGACACTACCGTCACTGTTGACCTCTCAACCGCGCAGACTCTTACCAATAAGACTTTAACAAGTCCAGTTGTTAACACTGCAACCTTCAGCGACGGAGTTGTAAAAGGACTAGAAGAAGACGTCAACGTTGTGGCTTCAGCGGCTACTGGCACAATTAACTTTGATGTTGCAACTGCCTCTGTTTGGTACTACACATCAAATGCAACCGCAAACCACACACTGAACTTTAGGTACTCAAGCGGTGTTGCACTAAACTCAGCGCTTGCCACTGGCGACGCAATCACACTTGTTTGGCTGAATACAAACGGCGCAACAGCTTACTATCCAAACGTCATCACTATCGATGGCAACGCGGTGACACCGAAAGTGCCTGCAACTATCGCAGCTGGCAACGTTTCAGCTATTGATGCTTATTCATTTACGATTATTAAAACAGCTTCTGCAACATTCACTGTCCTCGAGACACAAACCAAGTTTGCCTAAGGGGTTAAAATGCCAATCGTTGGGACAATCGCGGGCGCTTCGGCCAAAGGTTATGGCGGCTTAGGCTTTTTTGCGCTTACAGCCTTGTCTGTTGACTATCTTGTTGTTGCGGGCGGTGGTGGTGGTGGCCGTGCGGGTGGCGGCGGAGCAGGTGGACTTCGTTCCACTGTTACTGCTACAGGTGGTGGCGGTAGCCTAGAATCTCAAGCAACCCTAACCAAAGATGCCGCCTATACGATTACAGTAGGAGCAGGCGGAACTGGTTCAGATGGCGATGGCGTTGCTGGCAGCGCTGGTGGTGACTCGTCCATTGTTGGAACCGCAGTTTCAATTACCTCTACTGGTGGTTCAGGCGGAAATGGCGGCGGCGGTGGTTGCCCCGTTACTGCGACTGGCGGCTCAGGTGGTGGTGGTTCCTTTGGTAACCCAGCAGGTTCTTTACCAGGTGGTGCCGCAACTTCTAGTCCAGTGCAAGGCTACGCTGGTGGCGCAGGACTGCTTGCTGGTGGTGGTGGCGGAGGTGGCGGTGCAGGTGCTGTTGGTGCAGGTGCTGTCAACACTGGAAACCCTGAGGGTGGCAATGGTGGAGTTGGCGTAGCTGTAGCAATATCGGGAACGTCTACATATTATGCGGGCGGTGGCGGTGGCGCCGCGCACAATGCTTACAATGGTGGAGCACCTGGCAACGGTGGCGGTGGACAAGGAGAGTCAACGCCTGCTTCAGGTGTTAAAAACTCACAGCCTGGTTTAACCAATCTTGGTGGCGGTGCTGGTGGTTCACATAGCACGGGTGCCAACAACGGTGGCTCAGGCGTAGTCATGGTTAGATACACAGGAACCACTCAAAAAGCGTACGGTGGTGTAGTCACTACATCAGGTGGAAATACGATTCATACATTTAATAACTCAGGAACACTCGTCAATAGCGCTCTTACTCCTAAAGCAACTGGCGGGTATATTTCTCGAGACGCAACATACTATTACCACACATTCGTAACATCAGGGTCTTTTGTTCCCAGCCAAGCCTTATCATCAGTTTCTTATATAATCATTTCAGGTGGTGGCGCAGGAGGAAGTTATTACGGTGGCGGTAATGGCGGCGGCGGCGGCGCAGGTGGCTTAACTGTCACAAACTCTGCTTCTTTTGCGTCAGCAACTTCTTATACTGTAACTGTTGGTGCTGGAGGAGCGGTAGCCGCTACTATTGGCAACAACGGAGAAGCTTCCTCAATTATCGGCGGAGCGATTTCGACTACTGTTGTCGGCGGCGGTGGCGGCGGTACTATCTCATTCGGAGCAAATAGCGGTGCTTGCGGTGGTGGAACTGGGCAACTACCAGGTTCTTCTAATGGTGGTGGTTCTATTGGGTTTGCTGGCGGTTCAGCGGGTGGTGGCACCTCTTACGGCGGTGGCGGTGGCGGTGGTATGGGCGGTGTAGGTGGCAACACTTCAAATAGCAATGCTGGAATAGGCGGCGCTGGCGGTGCTGGCATCAACTCAATCAGTGGAACAACCCTATCTGAATGGGCAAACGCAACAGGAACATCAATCGGCGGTTATTATTGCGGTGGTGGTGGAGGTTCTACTCACGGCTCTTTTAGTTACTATGGCGCTTTCGGTGGCTCAGGCGGTGGTGGTAGAGGTCAAAATAGCCCTAACAATGTCACATCGCTACCAGGTAGACCCAACACGGGTTCAGGCGGCGGCGGCGGTGGCGAAAGCAACAACGGTTCTAATGGCGGTGCGGGTGTAGTCATGATTAGATACGCAATCATCTAACAAAGGGGAGAACAAAATGAGTAAAGCAAAAGAGACTAAGCCAACGCGGTGTTTTAGCTATGAAGTAAACATGTTAGTGCACGTCATAGCTGATGACGAGACAACAGCAAAGTCTCAGCTTGACGAAAAAGGTGGCATAGCCACAAAACGAGAAGTTAAGTTGGTAAACGAGGCAATTCTTTACGGAGAAGACAAGGAAAAGTAATGGCTCATTATGCAAAAGTTGATGATGGTGTAGTAACGCAGGTTATTGTAGCTAACACTAAAGAGTGGTGCGAAGACAATCTTGGCGGAAGCTGGGTGCAAACTTCGTATAACACGTACGGTGGGGTTCATTCTTTAGGTGGCACGCCACTACACAAGAATTACGCAGGAATCGGTTTTACATTTGATGGAGTTGGGTTTGCTGCTCCGCAGCCATTTGCTTCTTGGACGTTAAACAAAGAATCATACCTTTGGGAAGCTCCAACTCCGATACCAACTGATGGCAAACGTTACACTTGGGACGAAGCGACTCTTACTTGGATTGAAGCAGTAGTAGAATGAACAAGGTCGGGGGACCAATGAAATTTCACGTCGTATCACTTCCGCACACTAACACAACAAAAGACTTTACAAGTTGTGCATTCACCGAAAAAGTGAGGCGTTTCTGCATTATGATGACAGACCTCGGGCATGAGGTCATTCTCTACGCTGGCGAGCAGAACGAAGCGCCAGTGACAGAACTCGTCACTTGCATCAACGAGAAGCAACGAGCTGCTGCAACTGCAGGTGGTCACTACACGACGGCCTCGTTTGACACCACACTGCCGCACTGGCAGATCTTTAATGCAAACGTTGTTCGCGAAATGACAACAAGGTTGCAACCAAAAGACTTTATTTGTCTTATTGGCGGATATGCTCACAAACCAATTGCAGATGCTTTCCCAGATCATATGTCAGTAGAGTTTGGTATTGGTTATGGCGGAACTTTTGCAAGATACCGTGTGTTTGAGTCTTATGCATGGATGCATTCAATTTACGCAGGTCATAAAAACCCAACCACAGTAGATGGTGGATTCTTTGATGCAGTTATAAATGGTTACCTTGAGCCTAAAATGTTTCCAAAAGGATCAGGCAAAGGTGATTATTACTTCTATATTGGACGCATGATTGAGCGAAAAGGCTTTAGAATTGCTCAAGAAGTATGTGAACGATTAGGCAAAAGGTTAATTTTGGCAGGTCCAGGTAATGAAAGAGGCACCGGTTACGGCGAGTTTATAGGCAATATTGGTCCTGAAGAACGAGCAGAACTAATGGGAAATGCCATTGCCTTATTTGCACCTACTACTTATATTGAACCATTTGGAAATATAGTAGTAGAAGCTCAGACTTGTGGAACTCCAACAATCACAACCGATTGGGGAGCTTTTACAGAAACCAATATCCACGGAGTTACTGGTTTTAGATGTAGATCTCTTGCAGACTTTATTAAAGCTGCAGAAGATGTAAAAGATCTTGACAGAGATTTTATTAGAAAACAAGCCATAGAAAAATACTCACTTAAAGCAATTGCACCTAAGTATCAAGATTACTTTGAAAGGTTGTTAACCCTTTGGGAAGACGGCTGGTATCAACTAAGCACAGAAAAGGCAGATAAATGAGTCTATCAAATAGACTGCGTAAAGCAGGAGAAAAAAGGTCAAACAATCAGTACCTTGAACCATTTTTACCTGGCCGCGCTCTATATGCAACTCCAGCTGGAGTAGATGTAAACTCCGATACAGCAATTCGTATGTCAACTGTTTATGCTTGCGTTCGACTATTAGGTGACACTATTAGTTCTTTGCCACTTTCTGCTTATGTCCGTCGTGGTCGTTCTAGAATAAATTATGCATCAGTATATGGCGATATGCCGGCATGGATTAACAAACCAAATCCTGACTCAACTCGCTTAGAGTTTTACGAGCAAGTAATTTCCTCTCTAAACCTTCATGGCAATGCATTCATTTTAACCGTACGTGACGATCTGGGCGACGTTCAAGAGCTTTACTGCATAAACCCACTCCAAGTTCGTATTCGTCGTCCTGATCCAATGGGCGAGATTGAGTATATTGTTACCCTTGCTCAGAACGCACAAGATCCAGTAAATCAGTTCTATGATAACGCACAACCTTTTGATCCAATGTCAGTAAAAACAATGGTGCTAACAAAGAATGAAATGCTACACATTCCTATGTTTAGACTACCTGGACAGTTACTTGGACTTGGCCCTATTGCAGCAGCTCGAATTACTTTAGGCTCTGCTATGGCCGCAGAAGTTTATGCAGCGAGTTACTTTGGAAATGCAGCAAATCCTGGTGGAGTTATTGAATCTCCAGGTGAAATGACTGAAGAGCAAGCCGCTGACATTGCACGAAACTGGAATATGTCACATACAGGACCTTATCGTGCAGGAAAACTTGGCATTCTAACTAGCGGCGCAACATTTAAGCCACTTACTTTAAATGCTGCAGATGCACAATTGCTAGAAGTACGCAGATTTGGTGTAGAAGAAATTGCTAGACTATTCCGTGTACCTGTATCTTTACTTGGTCATCCTGTTGCAGGAGCAATGTCATTCGCATCTGTTGAAGCTCAGAACTTATCATTTGTTCAGCACTCTTTAAGACCTTTACTCGAAAGACTAGAACAAGCACTATCACCATTGCTTCCTGAATCAGATGGATTTATTAAGTTTAACCTAGACGCTCTACTACGTGGAACAACACTAGAACGCTACGATGCCTATACAAAAGGTTTACGCGAAGGTTTCTTGAGTCTAAACGATGTCCGTTATGTAGAAGATCTTGCACCTCTTGGAGAGTCTGGAGATCAATATCGTGTTCCATTGCAGAATATTGATGCGGCAGATGCAAAAGATGTTGGCTTAAACCTACGTGCCGATATTGCAGCCAAGTTAATTCAAGTAGGTTTTGATCCAAAATCAGTAATTGATGCTGTTGGTTTACCTGATATGAATCACACAGGTTTACCTTCAAATCAATTACAACCAATCTCTACAATCGATCCAGCGGATCCAAAAGCAGCATACGAGGTTGAATAATGCCATATTACATTTCTCAAGCACAAAGCGATTGTGATGGATGGGCAACTGTAAAACAAGAAGCAGATGGTTCATATACAACCATTGGTTGTCACCAAAGCAAAACAGATGCAATCGACCAAATGATTGCAACATCTCTGGCTGAGAATATTGAACCAGGCGGAGAAGTAAACTCAAGGAGCAAAATGAAAAAAATCGAACGACGCACATATACTGTGCAAGATGTTGAAACTCGGGCAGATGACGATGGAAAGCTACGCTTGTCAGGATATGCAGCAAAGTTTGATAGTCCTAGCGTTCCACTACCATTTGTTGAAACAATTGCTAAAGGTGCATTTAGAAAAACATTAACAGAAATACCTGATGTCAGATTACTAGTCAATCACGAAGGACTTCCATTAGCTCGTACTAAAAATGGTACAATGACGCTGACTGAAGATGACATTGGATTGAGATTTAATGCTGAATTAGCAGATACTCAAGAAGCAAGAGACTTACATGCTCTTATTGCTAGAGGCGACGTAGATCAGATGAGTTTTGCATTCCGTGTAATTAGACAAAAGTGGAACGAAGACCGCACTATGCGTGTTTTAACAGAAGTATCGTTAGCTGATGGTGATGTTTCAGTAGTTACTTATCCAGCTTATCCAGCCACTTCAGTCGAAGCTCGTGAGCATCTAAAAAATGCTATTACAGCTGTTAAAGAAGGAAGAGAAGTATCTGGAGATTCTTTGCTAGTCTTAAAAAGCATTTTTGAAGATCTAAGTGAAGGTCATGACTATGTAATGAAGTCAGTAGAACTAATGGCTCAATTACTAGGAAATCAAGAAGTTGAAATCGAAGACGACATGGAAGATTCTACTTACATGGAAGATGAAGAAGATAAAAACCTTGTAGAAGAAGTTTCTGTACCAAGATCTATATCTCTTCGTCTAGCAAAAGCAATAGTTAATAACACAAAATAATATTCTGTTAGCAAATAGTTAACAGATACCGAAGTCGGAGCGAGACTCACACCCCAAAAGCGCCGTGATGCTTATCGCCACCACCTCGATTAAACTCATAAGGAGCAGAATACAATGTCATACCTTGACAAAGTAATCGAGCGCCGTGATGCAGTTAAGGCAGAAATGGATGCAGTTCTTGAGGCAGTTGCCGAAGAGAACCGTACCGACCTTACTGCAGAGGAGACCGAGAAGGTTGACGCTCTTGTAGAAGAGTCACGTTCACTCGATACAAAAATCGAAAAGCTAAAGACACAGGCTGATGCAGATGCAAAAGCTGCAGAAATCCGTTCAGCAGTTGCACCAGTTGCAACACCAGTAGGCGGCGCTCGCGTTGTCTCTGAAGCTCGTACATACACACCAGAAGCAGACGTTTCATTCGTAAAAGATGCGTACAACGCACAATTTAAGAATGACTTTGCTGCATCTGAGCGTCTTGCACGCCACATGCGTGAAGAAAAAGTTGAAAATCGTGCAGTTGCTACTGGCAACTTCGATGGTCTTGTGGTACCACAGTACCTAACAGATCTAGCTGCACCATTTGCACGTGCTGGCCGTCCATTCTTGGATGCTGCTACAAACAAGCACACACTACCTGCAAGCGGAATGACACTAAATATCAGCCGCATGACAACAGGTACAACAACTGCAGTTCAAGCAACACAAAACTCAGCAGTGTCAAACACTGATGCAGATGACACATTATTGACTATCAATGTGCGTACAGTTGCAGGACAGCAAGACATCTCACGCCAAGCAATCGAGCGCGGTACAGGAATTGATTCATTCATTCTTGCAGACCTAATTCGTTCATGGCACACAACACTAGATAGCCAATGCCTAAACGGCGATGGCACATCAGGAACAGTTCTTGGTCTTGATAATTCTGGTGGAAATGCAATCACTTACACATCTACTGCTCCAACAGTTCAGCTTCTTTATCCTAAGCTCGCTGATGCTGTACAGCAGGTTCAGACAACTGCATTCCAGCAACCAACACACTGGATCATGCACCCACGCCGCTTAGCTTATCTAATTGCAGCAGTGGATTCATCAAACCGTCCACTTGTTGTACCAACAGCAGGCGGTCCAATGAACACAATTGCATCTGGTGCAGGAGCAACATCATATGGTAACTCAGGTTACTCATTGATGGGTCTTCCAATCATCACTGATGCAAATGTCGGAACAACTTTCGGCGCAGCAACAAATCAAGACAAGATCTATTGCGTTGCAGCACCTGAAATGCACCTTTGGGAACAACCAGGAACACCATTTGCATTGAACTTTGATGCAACTACTGCTGGTAGTTTGACAATCAAGTCTGTTGTTTATGGCTACGCAGCCTTCTCAGCAGGTCGTTACCCAGCAGCTGCCTCGATTATCTCAGGCACCGGTTTGGTAGCTCCAACATTCTAAGCAAAGCTTAGAACAATAGTGTAGAGCCGGTAAGACTCCCCCGACTTATCGGCTCTACACCTTTAATGGGGGTAAGTATGAAATCATCGCATAAAGTTTCAATTGGCGCGTGTGATCCAGGTTCAGTTAATGCTGCTTGGGCATATACAATGATTCAATTGACACAAGCTAGAAGTTCAAGATTAGGTCCATTCATAAGAATTGAAGGATCCGGTTTATTAAGTAAGTTACGTAATCGTGTAGTTGCAACTTTTTTAGATAATACAAAGTCTGATTGGTTGCTCATGATAGACACAGATGAGCAATTAAGTGTGCAAGCATTTGATAAGTTAATTGAAACTGCTCATGATAAAGATAGACCAGTTGTAGCAGGACTTTATTTTGCAGCTTGGGATGCAAATGAAAACCTATATCCCGTTCCTGTTCCATTGATCTTTAATGATACTACTAAAGGCTTTGCGCCTATAAATGACTACAAACGTAATGCAGTTTTTGAGATTGACGCTGCTGGTACTGGTTGCATACTAGTCCACCGTAGTGTACTTGAGAAAATGCGAGAAACAGCAGATCCAAACCAAGGCACGAACTGGTGTTGGTTTTGGGATGGACCTATAAATGGTGAATGGATAAGTGAAGACTTACTATTCTGCCGCAAAATTAAGCACTTAGGTTTCCCTATTTACGCCAATACAGGTGCCATATTGCCGCATCAGAAAAGATACTGGTTACATGAAGGACATCATACTGAACGGCAAAGTAATGAAGATATTTAAGAAAAAACAAACAGCAACAGCTTTGCCCGATTTAGAACGAGCAATGCAGCCTAAATTAGAGAAAAGGATAACGCATGGCACTAACAAACGCCTATTGCACCCTGTCGGATGTCAAGAATGCTCTTGCAATCGAGGACATCAATGACGATCTAGCTATAGAAGCTGCAATTGCCGCTGCATGTAGAATGATTGATGATTACACCGGTAGATTTTTTTACAAAGATGGCACAACTGCCGCACCTGTAGTTCGTTATTACACACCAAACGATTGGTGGGTCTGTAATACAGATGACTTTATTTCGCTTAGCGAAATTGCAACAGATGATAACTTTGACCGCAATTACACAACAATTTGGTCCGCAACAGATTACATGATAGAACCAATTAACAACCCACGTAGAGGTTGGCCTTATACACGAATTTTAGCCGTTGATCGATACCTTTTCCCTCGTTTATATCCTCAAACTGTAAAAGTAACAGGAGTATGGGGATGGTCTGCTGTACCTTCAGAGATCAATTTAGCTGCACGTTTGCAAGCATCTAGATTGTTTATCCGCAAGCAATCTCCTTTTGGAGTTGCAGGTTCTGTTGATATGGGAACAGTAAGATTGACTTCTAGATTGGATCCAGATGTTGAAGCATTGATCCGTCCACTTAAGAAGTTAAACGGAGTTGCATACTAATGCTACCAAGTAAAGTCCGAGAAGGATTAAAAAACAATTTACAAGAAATAGATGGACTTAGAGTTTATGATTTAGTCCCTGATGTAATTGTTCCACCATGTGCAATAATTGGTCAATTAGATCTTACGTTTGATCTTAACAATGCTCGTGGTTTAGATCAAGCAAATGTAGATGTAATGGTTATTGTCCAGAGATTTTCTGAAAGAACAGGCCAAGACAAGCTCGATAAATATCTTTCTGGTTCAGGAGATTATTCAATAAAAGCAGCAATTGAATCAGATCGTACTCTCGGTGGAGAAGTCGATACGCTTAGAGTTACTGCGGCTCAATCAGGAGTTTATCAAGCTGCTGATGTTGAATATTTATCATACCGATACCAAGTAACCATATATGGAGATGGAGCATAATGTCATATACAATAAAATCCGATAATTTTGTATTCGGAAACAAGAAAAAAGGTGACCAAGTCACTGAAAAAGAATTGCTTGATGCAGGTTGCAACCCAGAAGCGCTAGTTAAGGGTGACCATTTATCAAGTAATACACCAACCAAACCAGTAATAGAAAAAGGAGCGGACGAATAATGGCCCGTTTAGTTCTTACAAACGCATATATCACTATAAATGCAGTCAATCTTTCTGACCACATTGCAAGTGTTACTTTAACAACAAACGATGACGTTGTGGAAACAACTGCATTCGGTTCAACTGCTCGTACACGTGTTGCTGGACTTGGTGATAATTCAGTAGCAATTGAATTCCATCAAGATTACGCAACAAGCAATGTTGAGGCAACAATTTATCCACTACTTGGAGCTACAACATCAGTTGTGGTTAAGCCAAATGGAGCCACAACAGCAGCAGATAATCCATCTTACACATTCACAGCTTTAGTCTCAGAGTGGACTCCACTAAATGGAGCAGTTGGAGAGTTAGCAACTGCATCTGTAACATGGCCAATCAGCGGCGAAGTAACTAAGGCGGTAATCTAATGGCACGTATTGTATTAACTAACGTAGCAGTTACTTTCGGAACAACAGATATTTCATCTTACGTTACTTCTGTGACATTAGGATCTACTTATGATGTTGTAGAAACTACAGCTTTTGGCAATACCGCACGCACACGTGTGGCTGGACTTGCTGATAACAGTGTTGCTCTTGAGTTCAATCAAGATTACGCTGCAGGAGCTTTAGAAGCAGTTATTTATCCAACTCTTGGTACAGCAGTTTCAATTACTGTTCGTCCAGTAGCTGGTACATCACCTGCATATAGTTTTAGTGCGCTAGTTTCAGAATGGACACCACTAAATGGTGCCGTTGGTGAACTTGCAACTGCATCAGTAACTTGGCCAATCAGTGGTACAATCACTAAATCCTAATCTAACAAGGGGGAAATCATGGATGGTCTTGGAATCAAAGTAAAAACAGTTGATGGCAATGAAGTTAGTTATAAATTAACTCCTCGTGTCATTGTTGCATTCGAGCAGCAATATGGCAAAGGAATGCCTAAACTCCTTGGTGAAGAACAAAAGATCGAACACGTTTATTGGTTAGCATGGAAGTGCATGCAATCTAATGGCGTGATTGTAAAACCATTTGGTCCAGAATTCTTAGACACAATTGCGTCTGCCGAATTGGATTCAGATGATTCTTTCGGATCCACCGAGACAGCTTAACGTATAACGTAGCAGCTATCTCGGTGGAAACTGGTATTTCACCCATAGATCTAATAGATGCACCTGAAGGAATACTTGAGGCTATTACTATTTATCTTAAAGAGCGAGCAAAGGGTAAATAAGTGGAAGAAGACACACGGATTATTTTAACAGGCATCGAGCCAACTCTAAAAGCTCTAAAAGAGTTTGACAAGAAAGCTGTTGCTAAGTTTAACAAAATAGTTAACACTGAGTTAAATAATGCCGAAGGTGCTGCTCATCGTTTAGTTGATAGCATTCAAAGTAGAACTACAAATACTCCAATGCGCAATTGGAGACCAACAGCAGCAGTAAGTGGACGAACATGGGGCGGTGCTGGTTGGCCTGCTTGGGACACTAATACAATTAAAGCAGGAATTACTGTCTCAAAAGCACAACGACGTACTCGTAAAGATTACACAAGTAGTGCTGGTGCTTTGCTAAATACTTCTGATGCTGGTAAAGTATTTGAACTTTCAGGACGTAATAAAAAAAGTGGATCATTTATTGAAAGACTTAACTGGTTTGGAAAAGCTTCTCGTCTTGTTTGGAAAGTTGTAGATAAAGAAAGACCACGCATTGAAAAAGTAGTAGAAAAAGCTTTAGAAGACGCGAAACGTGAACTACAAAATCATCTTAATTCAGCGGGAAAGGTAGACTAAAATGGCAGTTGGTGCAGTAGTCGCCCGCATTCTTACTCAATACTCTGACAAAGGTACAAAAGCTGCAGTCAAAGATATTGGCAAGATGGAAAAAAAGTTCGGTGACTTTGCGAATAGAACTGCAAAGAAGTTTGGCCTAGCTGCAATTGCGGCAGGAGCTTTTGCTGCAAAGATCGGCTACGATGCAGTCAAAGCAGCAATGGAAGATCAGAAGTCTCAAGTACTTCTTGCCAATTCACTTAGAAATACAGTCGGCGCAACTGACGCGGCTATAGCCGCAACAGAAGAATACATTACTGCAATGCAAGCAGAGTTTGGTATTGCAGATGACCAACTTAGACCTGCTCTCGCTGGATTGGCTGCAGTAACTGGAGACGTTGGAAAAGCTCAAGCATTACTTGGCACTTCAATGGATATTGCAGCGGCCAAAAATATAGATCTAAATACAGCATCAAAACTCCTTGCCAAAGCATACGGCGGAAACATTGGTGCACTTAAGAAGTTATTCCCACAGATTTCTGCGGCTACTGTTAAATCCAAAGATTTTGCAGCAGCAATGCGTGAGATTTCAGGTGAAACAAAAGGAGCCGCAGCTGCGGCAGCCAATACGTTTGCTGGACAAATGGAAAGAATTAAACTTGCATTTGGCGAAGCATCTGAATCTCTTGGTTATAAGTTAATTCCACAAATCAAGTCATTTGCCGATCTTATTATTAACAAGGCTATTCCTGCAATTCAGAAGTTTGTAGATGAAAATGGCGATAAAATTGCAGCAGGATTTAAGACTTCTATTGGATATGGCATAGCATTTGCTAAGTTAATGTACGATATGTTTAGTTTTGTTGCTAGAAATATTAAAGTATTTGCAACTCTTGGTGCTGTAATCATTGCTGCTTTCTTTGGAGCTAAAGTTGCTGGAGCCGTTGCTGCTTTAGTAACAGGTATTCAAGCAATTATTAAGGTCATGAAAGCACTTCGTACAGTTTCACTTGCATCTGCAGCCGCAACTGCATTAGCTACAGGTGGTATCTCAGCCGCAGCTGGAGCAGCAGCATTTGGAGTTGCTTTAGTAGGTATAGGTGTTGCAGCAAATAAGTTTAACAAAGATTCAGATAAAGCAGCGGACTCATTAGGCAAGTTTGAGTTCAATGCTAAAGGATTTTCTGCATCAGCATCAGATTACACTAAAGGCATAGAAGGAATGACTGGAGCAACAAACGGTCTTGCCAAAGCAACAGACGATGCAGCCAAAGCAAGTGAATTATTACTTAAACTTCGAAACAAGTTTGGACTAAAAGGACTTAAAGAAACTGATCCAATTACTCTTGAAGCAATTCGCAAGAATCAAATCAAACAAGCAAAACTTGGTATTTCAAGTCCAACAATTTCATTACTAGCATCTGCTGGACATGGAAACATTGCAAAGAACACAACTATGAATGGTGGAAACATCACAGTCAATGTTGCTGGTTCTGTTGTTTCACAAGGTGATCTTGTAAATGGTATTAAAAATGGTCTTGCAACTCTTATGCGCCGACGTGGTGGCAGTCAGTTTGCGGTGCTCTAATGCCAGCAAATGCACCTACACTTACAGTTTCATTTAGTAATGGTGGAGCTTTCACAGCTGTCAGTGCTGATCTTTTGTTATCTGTTGAGATCCGTCGAGGTCGCCAATATCAAAATGACTTTTTAGAAGCTGGAACTGCTGATGTTGTACTTAACAATCAGTCAGGTGCTTTTGATCCAAGCAACACATCAAGTCCGTGGTATGGAATTTTAATTGCAGGAATGCAAGTAAGAATCCAAGGTAATTCCACAACTATTTTTACAGGTTATTTAGAAAATAACGAAGTAAACCAAGGTATTTACCCTACTGTTTCATTAACATTTGTTGATGGTCTTGCACAAATTGCTAAGGCAATTGCGCCTGCATTAGCAACTAGTAATTTTTCAGAAGCTGCTTCTGCTAGAGCAACTAGAGCACTTGATCTTGCTGAATGGACTGGTGGGCGTAGTCTTACTGGAACAACAGTTATGCAAAAGACAAAACAAAATATGAGCTGTCTTGAAATGTTAGAACAATGTGCCAACTGTGTTGGTGGACGATTCTATGTAAGTCGATCAGGAGTTGCAACTCTTGTTCCATTATCCGATAAGTTTAGTCGTCCAACTAGATTATTATTTAGTGACCAAGGCGATGCAAATAGTGTTGGCTACGATGGAATTATTACTAATCCTGGAACTGATTATGTTTACAATGAGGCAATAGTATTTAGAGGTCCAAAGAAAGCTCAAAAAACAGCAAAGTTTACATCTAGTGTTTCTACATATGGACTAAAGTCTAAAAAACTAGATGCACCTATCTTAAATGAAACTAGTGCTGCAAATCTTGCTTTATATGCTGCTAGAAAAGACGCTGATGCAGTTGTATTAGCAGAACAAATAGATTTTACAGCAATCGGCATTGGCGCACTTGCAACCGACATGCTTGAGACTGAACTAAATGATCTTGTCCAAGTAAAGCGTTTAACTTATGATGGACGAAATATTACGATTAACTGTGTTGTAGAAGGATTAGCTCATTCAATAACAGCAGATAATTGGAGAGTTAGTTACTTCACATCTGTAGTTGATCCTTATACGATTACGATTTAGGGGAAATAATGCCACTTTGTCCGCAAATCACAATCACACCAATTACAGTTACCTCAACTGGCATGACTCAAACTTCTATCATTCCTATTGTTACTGCAACCACAGAAGAAATAGATGAACTTCAAGTTGAAATCGATACAATTGAAGTATCTGTTAATGGCAAAAACCATATTTACCGACAAGCAACTGCTCCAGATGGAACCGTATTTCCTTTAACTGAAGGTGATGTTTGGTTCGATACGGACGATGGTAATAAGCAATACTATTGGACTGGAACTGCTTGGGTATCTGTTCAAGATCTTGGAATTGCTGCAGCTGAAACAGCATCGGCGGCAGCAGTAAGCGCAGCCGCAGCCGCAGCTGCGGCAGCAACCGCAGCACAAACAACAGCCGACGGCAAAAACAAAGTTTATCGGCAAGACACAGCGCCAACAGGCACACACTCAGTCGGTGACTTGTGGTTCAATTCTAGCGCTACCAACCAACCGAACAGGTGGACTGGCAGTGCCTGGGAAGCTTATGGCTTCGGCAACTTGGCTGTTGGTAACCTAGACGCGGCCGCCATTTCAACTGGGACATTAAATGCAGACCGAATCGCCGCAGCTTCAATCACTGGCACTAAGTTGGTTGCTGGCACCATTGAAGCGGTTTCAATCGCTGCTGGTACTATCACTGGTGCCAAAATCGCAGCTGCCACAATCACTGCTAGTAACATTGCGGTTGCCACAATCACTGCAGACCAAATCGCAGGTGGCACAATCACTGCAGCTGAAATTGCGGCAGATACTATCACTGCAGCCGAAATCGCTGCGGGTTCCATTACAGTTGATCGCTTGACCGCTGGCACACTAACCGCATTCACACTCAGAACTTCATCGGGCGCTCGCCGAGTCACAGTTTCTGCTTCTACCAACTCAATTTCATTTACAGAATCCAGCTCAACTGTTGGACATATTGGTCCAGCTTCTGTTGATGGTATTGTGATGCATTACGGTTCAACGTTTAACCCTGCTGTGACAACTTATCCTAATGCTTATGTATCTTCTGGCGATGCTAGAATAGCCTATAGTTCAGGTATTTATGTCCAAGTTAGTTCAACGGGTGTTGTAATGAACGGAAACGTTTATACACTAGATGCTTTTTACAATCAAGATGCGTCAACTAGTGCAAATGCTGCAAATACTCGTATGGATACAGATGGTCGTACAAGACGAAGTACTGCTTCTAGTGCACGATTCAAAGAAGAAATTGTTGATCTTTCAACAGTTGCTGATCTAAACCCAAGTGGTTTATTAAGTTTACCAATTAGGGCTTTCAAGTTTAAGTCTGATTATTTAGATGCAACTGACAACAGATCAGGAATTCTAGTACCTGGACTAATTGCAGAAGAAGTTGCTGAACACTATCCGATTGCTGCAGATCGTGGTGCAGATGGATTAGTTGAGAACTGGAACGAACGTTTTGTAATTCCAGGTATGCTGGCTTTGATTCAAGATCTAAACACACGTATCAAAACACTCGAGGGGAATGCAAATGGATGACGCAACAGAACTAGACATCAATGTTGTTATTGCTGTACTAAGAGAGCAGATCGGTCTGCTAGCTCTGGACAAAGCAATGTTGACTGCTAGAGTGGGGGATCTCGAAGCAAAACTCAAGGAGAAGAATGACTGTGAATGACTGGGCTGCGTTAATACTTGCGGTCATATCGATACTAGGTTCGTTTGTAGTGGCCGTAAGGTGGCTAGTTAAACATTTCCTAAATGAATTAAAGCCAAATGGCGGATCTAGTCTTAAAGACTCTGTAACTAGATTAGAAACACAAATGGAATTAGTAATAACCATGCTAACTAATAAGGGGAAAGATGAAAAACCTAAAAGAAATAGCAGATAGTTATATAGGTTATATCGAAGGCAAGAACAACGATACAGTTTTTGGCAAATGGTATGGACTTAATAACCAACCTTGGTGCGCAATGGCAGCATCAAAAGTTTATCATCAAGCAGGTTTAATAAGCAAAGTTGCACCAAAAAGCAAACCAAAAGGCTATGCTTCTTGTGATGAATGGCTTAAGTATTTAACAAAAAATAATCAGTTAGTGCCAATTGGTCAAGCAAAACGTGGAGATCTTGTATTCTTCCAGTTCGATACAGATGCTCAACCTGATCATGTAGGAATTGTCCAGTATCACAATACGACCTTAAAATACGTAAATGTATGGGAAGGTAACACGTCGGACAATAAAACAGGTAGTCAATCCAATGGTGACGGGTTCTATCTAAAACGCAGAAAATACGATACAATTATGGCAATTGCACGTCCAAAGAACTAAAGGAGTGTTATGAAACTCAAGCCAAAGCATAAAGCAGCAATTAAATCTTATTTAAGAGCAGTTGCAGCATCTGGTATTACCGTAATTCTTGCAATCGCAGCAGATATGCGCCCTGAATATGCAGTATTACTTGGATCCATTATTGCTCCAATTGTTAAGTCAATTGATCCAAACGAAAAAGAATACGGATTAGGAAGTAAGTAATGATGAGCTCGGGGGACTTATCAAAAGCTATAAATGATCTTTTGAACGAACAAAGTAAACCACTCTGTGTGGTTGGCAAAATTAAATCTCAACTATTACCATCTGATTCAGATGCTTTAGAAAACTTAATCCAATCTAAAGTTACTATTCTGCAAATTGTTAATTTACTCAGAGCGCATGGTTTTCAACTAGGAAATACTGTACTTACAGTCCATCGCAAAAAACAATGCCCGTGTTTTAGGACCCCATGACTCTATCTGACGACGCCAAGAAACTGCAACTAGAAGTAGACGAATCAGTTTCAGAACTTCGTCAGACTCTTGTACGGACACAAAAAGAATTGTCCAAAGCAAAACAACGGACAGAAGAATTAGTAGAAGCTACGATTCAAGCATGTAAAGATGCAACTTTGGCTTTAGGACCAATGAAACCTATTGAAGGTCCAAAGGTAGATAAACGCCGCAAAAGAGCAGAAGTTGCTTTGTGGCATCTTACTGATTGGCAAGGAGCAAAAGTAACTCCTAGTTATAACTCAGAAATCATGAGAACTAGAGTTATGGACTTTACAACTAAAGCAACTAAAATTACAGAAATACAAAGACAAGACCATCCAGTCAATGATGTTGTAATTTGCTTTGGCGGAGATATGGTTGAAGGTCTTTTTAACTATCCTGCTCAATTATGGGAAATAGATCTTAGTTTATACGACCAATACATAACAGTTAGCCGTTTAATAGTAGATGTTGTACGACAAGCATTAGCAGTTTACCATCATGTAACTGTTATTGCAGAATGGGGAAATCATGGCCGAATCGGAAACAAAAGAGCGGACGTACCGAAGTCTGATAATTTTGACCGTATGTGTTATGAGTTGGCTCGTCAGTTATTATGTTCTGAAGAAGCGACTGCTAAAAGACTGACATGGGATCCACGCCATGGTGTTGAAGATATTCAGCGCATTGAGATTGGCAATTATCGAGCTCTTCTTATGCATGGCGATGAAGTTGGTAGATCTGGTTTTGCTTCTCCGGCCGGATGGCAAGCAGCAGGAAACAGATGGAAAGCTGGAGCTTACGACTGGAACTTTCAAGACATATACTTGGGTCATTACCATCGTCATGCACAAGAACCGTTATCAGATGGTCTTGGATCAGTATACTGGACCGGTTCAACGGAGTCCGATAACCGCTACGCGCGCGACTCTATGGCCGCCTCAGGTGTTCCTTCTCAAAGACTCCACTTCATTGATCCCGAACGAGGTCGTGTCACTGCTTGTTATCAAGTTTGGCTAGACTAATGAATCGCAAAGAGATCTTAGACGAAGCAACACGTTTAATTTATAACGATAGGCAAGCAGATTATGGAACTCCACAAGAGAACCATGACCGCATTGCAAAGCTTTGGAGTGTAGTTTTAGGCATTACCGTAGAACCTTGGCAAGTTGCATTGTGCATGAATCAAGTCAAAGTTGCTAGATTAGTCCAATCACCTGAGAAATTAGATGGTTGGGTAGATGGAGCAGCTTATATGGCTATTGGCGGAGAACTGGCTACGGAGGAATAATGACAACACTCATTGCATATCAACATGATGACTATTGCATCATTGCTGCAGATACGCAAACTACTGGTTATGACATGAGAGCTGATTGTTCTCCTATGGGCAAAATTGCAGAAAATGGCAAATATTTAGTTTCTGCTGCAGGTTTAGTCCGAGGCATGAATCTGATCCAACATGCTTTTAATCCACCAGCACCTCCAAGATCAAAGAATCTGGATAAGTTTATGGTGACTCAGTTTGTGCCAAATCTGCGTAAAACCTTTGGAATATCAGGTTATGACATTAAATCTGAAGGCTTTCCATCATCATTTGAGAATGATTTCATAGTTGCCGTCCAAGGAACTTTGTACTTTATAGATGAAGTATATGGATTAGAAAAGACAAAAGATAAAGTTTATTGCACAGGAACAGGTGCAGCAATTGCTCTAGGAGA